GAGCATGCCACTGCCTTAGCGGTGCCGTCACGGCGACATCGCTTACTCCAATCTTCTGCCGGATCCCCGGCTGCGGTAGCCATTGCGACTCCAGAGTCGCCAGCCGCTTTAACAAGAACAGTAACAACTCATTCGCGATTTCGTCTTGCGCCAGCGCGATCTTCCCAGCCAGGTCAATTCCTTCGCCGCCGGCGATATCGAGGATACGATTCTCGTAATTCTGCAGGTCGATCGTTCCGTTGATCTGTCCGTCCGTGAATAACGCCATTCCCTGGTCCGTTCCTAGCGTTTATCGGCCCGCGCCGCCGCTTTGATTGTTTTAAGGTCGGCGTCCGAGATCACGTTCACGTGCACCCTCTCGGCCAGCGCGCGCTGCTCGGCATCCTCCAACGCCTGAACGGTTGTCTTGCGATACTCGGCCGATTCTTCGGCGCTTGCCAAACGTGCACGCCCCTCCAGGATCAACCTGGCCGCGATGTGCCTCGCAACTTCGGCCTTGTGCCCCGCCTTTCCACCGTCCGGCGTCTCTTCGCTGACCACTACCACGTGCGGATCGCTGATCTCATGCTCGATCTTCCGTAGTTTTTGGTAGAACATCCTCAAGTCCATGCTTTCCCCTTTTGGGCGGCGAATGGACGCAGACGCGTCCATTCGTGTCCAGTGATGCTAGCTGTTGACCTGTACTGCAAAGCTGTTGCGGAGAACCGCCGTTCCGTAAAGAACGTCTACGGTGAACTGTTGAGCGAGCGTGTTGGGCTGGTAGCTCATGACCACGCGGATTCCGAAATTGCCCATTTCCGCGTACTCCGCCACGGCGCCCGTCCCCGGCAACGGCTGCGGTAGCCGTCGAATCACCAGCCCGATCGCGTTCCGCGCGAAGGCGATATTGTGCGTGGTAACTGGCCCGCTGCCGGTCTTCGGCACCAGCTGCGATCGGAACACGAAGAAGTCTTTGATCTTACCCACCGCTCCATCGACCAGAGCGCGCAGCCCGGCTTCGCCGGCCGTGTAGTACTCACTGAATCGCGGAATCTGTCTTAGCGCCGAATAAGTCCCGGGATCCACCACCAGGTATTTCGAGTCCGCCGCGGGAACTTTCGCCTGGAATAGTACGGTCTCCGCCGAGTCGATCGATGCTTCGGTGAGTGCCACACCACCGGTTCCAATCGCCGTGTTCGCGCTAAATTGGGAGTAAAGACTCAAAATGTCCGACTCGATCCGTTCCGCTATCGCAACCACGGCCGGTTGCATGTACAACTTCAAAAGATCCGGGACCGCCAGGACCTTCGTGACGTCCGGAATCTGGAACGTCGCTTCCGCATGCGTATTGAGAACGATTTGAGCATTCCCCAGGTTTGGATTCTGGGTTTGAACCGTTCCGCCTTCTGCGATGTTATTCGCGACCAGTGTCGGGGGAATCGGCACGTTCACCGTATCCCCCGCATAAGCTAAAGTTGGCTCGTAATCGCGATTAACTAAGTTGCCCATCACTAGGTTACTCATGAGTGCGGGCAATGCGTCAACCGCGACTAACTTCACAATCGCACTTGCTACGTTCGCTGATGTAATTGCTGGCATTTATATTTCCTCTTTCCCTTCTCTATTCCAACAGCGGAGGCTTACGTGTCCCGCTGCTCCTTGACGCTCCGTTACACACCGCGCATAGCTTGGCTGGCTACCCGCGAGATCTCTTGACGCGCCTTGTCCAGTTCTTCCGGACTCATGCCCGGTCGAAGTTTTTCCAGATCCAGCCCGCCCACATTCGACGCCGCCTTCGGCCCCGATCCCATGCCCGAACCGCCCGTAATCCGCGCCGGCAGCAGTTCCGGATTCTCCTGCACGAACTGCGTTAGATAATCCCGCACCGGAACTTCCGTGGCTCCCGCTTTGGCAACCAGCCGTCCGTCCGGATCGCGCTGGATGTCGTCCTTCACCACGCGGTATGCCAAATCGACCTTGGCCACGCCCAGTCGCTGTAATTCCGCGCGAATGGACGCCCCGCGCTCAGCCTCTTCCGCGATTCGCCGGCTGTGCTGATTCTCTTGCACCAAATCGTTGACGCGCTTTTCCAAGTCCTCGCGCCTCTTCCGCTCGTCCAGCAGTTCCGCTTTGTAGGCCGGCTCGGCCTTGGCCTGCTCCGCCTGAACGAACTCCTCGATTACGCCGCGAATGATCGAGCGTAATTCAGTCTTTTCTGGCTTCTTCTCTTCCATAAACCCTTCTTCTGGCGGACCCCGGCCTAGTTCTGCTGGTCGATCTCCCGCCCGATCTGGTCCTTCAGGTCCTGCCTTGAGTCGCACAGAAATTGAAACGCCAGTTTTTTGAACACCTGTTTTTTTAAGGTCGCCGAAGCGATCCCCAGGTTCAGCAGCCGTTCGGCATCGCCCAATTCCGTTCCAAAATCGCCGATATCGAACTCGTCCATTCCGGCGACATGGATGCTCAACCCGTCCTCCCGCGCCGCGTCGATGGCCCGCAGCACGCGCTTCATCGCATCCTTGACCCCATCGCCATAAGCCCGCAGCACCTCTTGCGTGATCGCGAAATCCCTTTGCTTACTCAACCCCGATTGCACTGCGCTGCCCGACACGGCGCCGCCGGCGTGCGTCATGTGGCAGACTCGGTAAATCTCTTCTTGCAGCCTCGCCAGATTGTCTGCGGCGATCTGATAGACGTGCCCCTCTGGCTCCGTCCAGCCAAATCGATCTTGCGGCCCCAGCTGGATGTAATACGACTCGCCCATCACCTGGTTCCAGTCGCGCTCGGAATAAATCACGGGCATCGCAAACAGCCCCATGGTGAGCGCCCAACCCAGTGCGTTCGACTTATTGAAATGCTCCAGCTGCAGAGATCCTGCCTTATTGAGCAGCCATAGTCCTTCGGAGACCCGCAGGTCCACCAGCGGCACGCGGGACTGCTTCGCCAACCCGTGGCGGCCTTCCGCCACTACCTCAATTTGTTCCTGGCGTCCCCCGCCTTCCAACCGCTCGTAAATTCGATACAATTCTTTGTCGTAATATACCCACCGGGTTTGCTTGGCCCACGTTCGATCTTCGATTTTGTCTTTCTTTAAGCTGCGAGTCCGCAACACTACCCACTCGTAGTGTCCGTGCTCATCGAAGCTCCAGTTGATCAGTTCATCGGCCGAGTAACTCACTAAGTAAGCACGCGACGCGCCCCGTTCATCCTCTTCGGCGCGTGTATCCGCCGGGCGGCTGAGTCGCGGAAAGTCGATCAAGGTGTAACTCTTGCCGCAAACCAGGGCCTCGATAAACTGCTTCCGGAAGAACTCAGTCAGACTGCTGCCCCTTCGATCGCAGTCTTCTGTAAACTCTCCGAAAAACTTCTTGGCGCGGTCGTTCGTCCCGTCGAACGTAAGTACCGCCTCGCGGCGAAATAGCGTCGCGGCATACCAGTCCACAATGGACCCGACATAGTTTTCATAGAAACACCGCAGCAGCCGTTCCCCGAAGACATCGCCCGGTTCCTTCTGCCGACGGATGAGATACTGCTCCGCGTTGGCCTTGAACTGCTCCCCGCCAACGTACAGGTCGCGGTATTGCTGCCACATCCCGCGCCGGGCCCCATATTCCGGGTGCTCGTGATTAATATCGAACGTGCCGCTGATCATGTCCATCTTTTCCAGTCGTCCTAGATCAACCGCCGGCCTTGTTCCCCGAACGTTGGCCGGGGCCGGTACTCTTGCCATAGCAGGTAACCCAGGGCGTCCGACAAGTGCGTTCGCTGAGAATCCTTTTCCTTGTCAATCACACTGCTGTCGGGCTTGAAAGTAACCTCCTCGAAGTCCCTGATCAGTCCCTTGCATCCTGGGTCCACAAACAATTGCGCTTCCTCTCCAGCGGAAAACAACTTCGAATTCACCAGCGCAACGCGTTCCCGCACGCTCGGATTACTGGCTGGCACTCGAAACTTCGGACTCCCGTACAAGGTGCGCCGGAAATATTCCCGGATCATCTGGTAATCCGTTGTTCCTGCCGTTTGCAGCCTCTGTCCGGATGCGTCTCCGTAGATCACGATGCCGGCGGGATGGTTGGGATATCTCGCCATGAACTCCTCGCAGGCCTGATGTGTACTCGCCCGGCTTAAAACGATCTCGTCTAACACGCGCACCTCGTCTCCGTCTTTTTGAGCCACGACAGAACTCATGGGATCCACGTTAAAATCAAGCGCCCAGAACAGCGGCAAGCTCGCCTCCAGCTCGACTCTTCTCGCGTTCCGCGCCCGCTTAAAGGCGTGGTAAACCACGCCGGCGTTTACGTTCAAATACTCGCCCAGTACTTCCTGTTCGAAAAACTTCGCGTCGTAGCTGGCC